TCATCCAGGGCAACAAGGAAAACAAACTAAGTTTCCAGGTCAACGAAGTAGAGGAACTTTCTCAAAACAGAACAGACTATATGTGAGAAATAGATTATCGCATATGTTGAATAGAAATATAATCGACTTTCAACACGATACTAGCAACTGTGCTTTTACTTTAGGAACTGTACGAGATAAGTCTCCACAAAATTGGATTCATCATGATGCAACCAATGTCAATAAAGAACTTACATATGGTGGGACAGAGTATGCAGCAGTTATATATCTATCTCCTGAGCCAGACCCTACAGCAGGTACTGCGTTTTTTAGGAGTAGAGAATCAAAAACCATATGGAAAACAAAGGACGTGACTTTTGACAGTACAACAGGATTTAAAGATGTATGGGAAGGACACCCTAACTTTGATATCCATATGTTCTCAGCAAATATATACAACAGAGCAATAGTATATCCAGCAAGATACTGGCATGCTCCCTCTAATGCAGGGTGGGGCTACGATAAACAAACAGGCAGACTTGTACAAGTTTGCTTTTTCATGGTAGAACAAGGGGACTATGATGACAGAATACAACAGTAATAAGTTTAACGAGGACGAAGCACTCAAAACGCTTCAAAGCTATATTGAGTCCACATACGATGGACATTATAGTATGAATAAGATACAGTCTACTGAGTTCATATTTGACGCAGGGCATGGAGAAGGTTTCTGTTTAGGAAACATAATAAAGTATGCACAGAGATATGGAAAGAAAGATGGAAAGAACACAGCAGACTTATTGAAGATTTTACATTACGGAATTATTTTATTAGGGGCAACATATGAGAACGAAAAAACACGAAAATCTCACACAAGCAAATATAACCAAGGTAATTGAGTTATTAAACCCTACCGATGGTAGTAAACCAATCACTAAGAAAGAAGCATGTAGTATATTAAACATAGCTTACAACACCACTAGATTGGGTAATATCATTGGAGAGTTTCATGAGATGCAAGAGTTCCGTGCAAAAAGAAAAGCACAGAACAGAGGTAAGGCGGCAACGCCACAAGAAATTAGAACTACAGTACAAATGTATTTGGAAGGAGATAATATAAGTGATATTGCTAAATCATTATACAGGTCTCCAGCGTTTGTCAAAGGTATTATCGATAGAATCGGAGTACCACAAAAGTTGGCAATGACCGACTATGAAGGAAGAAGGAACGCAATGCTACCAGAACAGTGTGTAGCAGATGAGTTTCAACCTGAAGAAAGAGTTTGGGCAATCAGACAAAACTATCCAGCGATAGTAAAAAGAGAATTAAAACCTGAGCTCTCAGACGAGAGGGGTTACAAAGTATATCTTGTAGATACAATAGAGTGTACACAAGATGATTTAAAAAACACATACTTCCCACATCTAACCCATGCTGGTAAACAATATTGTTTAGCATCATATGAGATGGGCAGTCTAAGACATTTACAAGAGTATATGTAATAAGGACATTTATGTCAGAATATATTGTAGCCATGTGGCTTTCTGCATGGTTACTACAACTTTACACAATTTATTATCCTGTGATGAGGAGAATTCCTCATGGGCATATAGTAAGAAAACAATGGTTTATTTCCTACAGCGTAGTATTTATCTTTGCTATCTTGCTAGTACCATTTTCACTACCAGCTATGTTAAATGAGAATCATAGGATTAGATATCAGAATGGATTTCTGAGAGGATTATTAGGAGAAAAATAATGGCGTATATAGGAAACCCCTACTACGATGCACTAGAAGCAAAGTATATAGCACAGATTAAAGAAGCACAAGCAGTGCTACAAACATACTTTCAAAACTCAGTAGGTATTGGAGAGCACTCTGATTTATTGCCTGAGTTTGACAAGTGGGTAGAACAACTTGCAAGTGCTGATGAAAAACTACAAGCTTTACGCAAGTTGCTTAAAAAATGAATCAAGTACTAATACTTGAAGTAGGTAGTACGAAGATAGGTGTAGTAAGAAATCCTTATGAACGTGCCGTCTTTCACTATATGCATGGACTAAATTGGATTGGTTTTGATAACTGGATTCAAGAAAATAATTTAGTTGGTCAAGTAGAGTCTTATAAAAAATGTACAGAACTAATTGCATTTGATGACTGGGAAAATGAATTAAAAAATTTAAAGCTAGATGTAAAAGATATATCAGTTATGCAAGGTCAAAAAACAATAACGGACTGGAAAAGCTGGTACACTTTAAAAAGTAAACAAGTAATTACTGAAGTGTTCAAAGATGATATACTTACCTATGGTTTTAGCTACTAAAAAATAGTTCTTGACTCATGCTTAAAATTCTTGTATAATATATTTATATTAAGGAAATAAGCAATGAGTGATAGATTTTACCAACAAATGCTAGAGACCACAGGTTGGGCTCCAGGTTATCGTAATACCTCAACTCTTGCCGAATACAAACAAAACTATAAATTAAAAAGGAAAAGAAACATGGCGTGGACAGACGAAAGTAAAGAACAAGCAGTTGAAATGTATACTGCTGAAGAACCAACTCCAGAGAATAGCATGGAGATTGTACAGATGATTGCTGAAGAATTAGGCGAGAGCCCAAATGGTGTCAGAATGATTCTAACAAAAGCAGGTGTTTATGTTAAGAAAACACCAGCAGTCAAATCCTCATCAAGTGGAGGCGGTGGCAGAGTAAATGTCGCAGCTGCACAAGATGGATTGATTAAAGCTATTAGTGATATGGGCGAAGAAGCTGACAGTGCTATCATCAGTAAACTAACTGGTAAAGCAGCTGTATACTTCACAAACTTAATCAACAAACTTAACGATTAATACCCCTGGAATGTGGGCAGTCTTCGGACTGTCCGCACTTTTTTACATCTAAAAGAATCACCTTACAGAGTGACACCATGATTGGACGGTAATAGATATTAACCTACCAACAGGAATCACATGAAGAAAGAAGATTTTGTTAGAAAATTAGACGATGCTGGGGATGCAATCGTCACATACAGAAGTCAAAACAGTCGTAGGCTAAAATATAACGTATGCACGAGTGACTTTGACAATAAGTATATACAATCTAAAAGGAATAGAGCAAAACCGAATAATAAACAAGTATTATTATTTTGTTGGGATACTGACTCTTATAGATTGTTAGTCCCTGACAATGTAACTTCTATTGTACCCCTATCAAGGATATTGAAAAATGATAGAACTACATGAAGCACCAGCTGTCTATGAAAAAGAAATAAGTTATAACGAAGCAAAATCTGAAAAAGTATTCGTTATGATAAATACTTTTCGTGGAACAGAGTATCTACATATTAGAAAGTATTATCAAGACTTTGATGAAGAATGGAAACCTACCAAGGATGGCATTGCCATGCCTTTAGATTTTAATAATAGTCGTGGACTATTTGAGGCGTTGGTTGAGATTCTGTCAATATCAGAGGTCAAAGGAGTGCTAGAAACTCATTTCAAAGAAGTTCTCGATAAGATATACTTATAGCTCTAAAAAATAATACTTGACAAATCCTTAAAATTTCTGTATAATATTCTTATGAATAAAACAGAATACCTAGAATTATGTAATCGAAAGTATGCAGAGGGTAATCCTATATTACCTGACGAAGTATACGATAGACTCGTAGAGAATACCGAGTTGGAAACACAAGTAGGATACAAACCTCAGGACAAACCGTACTATAATATACCTCCTACAGATTCACGATTCAAACACCCTTACCCAATGTATTCATTACAAAAAGTCTTTGTCGGAGAAGATAAAGAACCAGATTGGGATTCCAAAAAACCACACATAATGACTGCCAAGTTGGACGGTGCAGCTGTGTCTATAACTTATATAGAAGGCGTACTAACACAGGCTCTCACTCGTGGTGATGGTAAAGCAGGACTAGATATTACTGGAAAAATAAAAACTTTAGTGCCAAATAAAATATGGAGTAAAGGACTGAAACAGATTACTGGAGAAGTTGTTGCACCTAAGAACATACCAAATGCTAGAAACTATGCAAGTGGTGCTTTGAATCTAAAGGACTTAGAAGAATTTAAGTCTCGTAATCTGACATTTATAGCTTATGGAGTACAGCCAGCAATTTGTGCTGAGTGGACTGAAGATATGAGTATGATAAAAGATATGGGATTTAACACTGTCACACAAAGTGATTGGAATGAATTTCCTCACGATGGCAAAGTTGTAAGGGTCGACTCTAATATATATTTTGAAACATTAGGCCACACTTCACACCATCCAAGAGGAGCTTTCGCTCTAAAAACAAGACAGGCTGGAGTAGTTACTCGGCTCTTGGACGTTGAATGGAATGTCGGGAAGTCAGGTGCTGTTTCGCCAGTTGCGATTCTAGAGCCATGTGTGATAGGAGAGGCAACAGTTAGTCGTGCCACCTTACACAATATCGGATATATCGAAGCATTAGACCTACAAATAGGTTGTAATGTAGAAGTTATTCGTAGTGGAGAAATAATACCTCGAATTGTAAAACGAGTATGAAGTACTTAAGCGAACTTATTAGTAAATTTTTAGAGTGGTCTTTCAAAAGAACTGCACAAAAACAATTTGATAAGTCTATGCTAGAGTATAGGGACTCTGATAATACATGAGTGGTGGAGTATATAATAAAACTTTTTTTGAAAACCATCCGTGGGAAAAAGAAAAAGAAGGCGTCCTCTATGGGATAGTGTTAGTAAACAAGGCAACATGGGAACGAGAAACTATAAAAGTCGGCATCGCAAAAGGGCGAACATTCAAAGACGTAGTAAAGCGAGGGCGTGGATTTACAAACTACGACATCAGGATACAGAGGATTTGGACAGGAACGATATACAACTGTTGGAGATGGGAACAGAAACTACACAAAATGTACAAGAATGACAGACACAAAACCGCCCACCATTTTGGAGGGCATACGGAATGCTTTACAATGGACTCGAAAATCCTACACAGCTTCCCCAAGAAAGATGAAATTTACAGGGATTAGCGAAGGGTTTCACGATGCAGCTATTGCAGTCGTAGAAGGAAACCAAATACTCTTTGCCGCACAAGCGGAGAGATACACTCGTGTCAAGAATGATAAGCGTTTACCTTTAAACTTAAGAAAGTTAACAGCAGATACTACAACCATATTCTATGAAGATACTAAATTAAAGAATGAACGTAGAAAGAAGTATGGAATGTTACCTAGTTCTGCTGGTCAGTTTGTAGACACTCACATGAAACACCATGAAAGCCATATGGCTGCAGCGTATTATACAGCGCCTTTCGTACCAGATGCTACAGTAGTAATTGATGCGATTGGAGAGTATGATACAGCAAGTGTATGGGTTGATGGAGAGAAAGTTTGGAGTAGACAATATCCTTGGTCATTAGGACTATTTTATAGTGCTATAACGAAACGTATAGGACTTAAGCCTAATGAAGATGAGTACATAACTATGGGTATGGCTGCCTATGGTACACCCTGTATAGACATGACTAGTATAGTACATGAAGATTTACACAAAGGCATCCCTTGGAAAAAGTGGATGTTTAAAGCGCCTGAGGACATCGCCGCCTCAGCACAGCTACATTTAGAGTATGAAATCGAACAGATATTCGATATAGCTAGAAGGTATGGAGATAGCGTTGCATATGGTGGAGGAGTTGCACTGAACTGTGTAGCAAACTCTAAAATTCGTAAGAAGTTTAAAAATATGTGGATATTTCCTAACCCTGGGGATGCAGGTAGTGCATTAGGTTGCATACTAGCACATACAAAAAGGCGAGTAGAATTTAAAGATATGTTTTTAGGATATGATATACAAAGATATATAAATCCTTTAGATGTAGTAAGAGAACTAACTAACAATAGACTATGTGGAGTAGCAAATGGAAAAGCAGAATTTGGACCTCGTGCGCTTGGTAATCGTAGTCTTCTTGGTGACTGTCGTTATGA